TGCGAAGCGTCCTATACGGGGCTGAGGGGCTCTGGCGGGCAGATTTGAAGCTCACCTCAAGAGGTTCTGGTCCGAACAGATTGATTGCAGGTGCAGGCCCACAAAAACCAGAAACGAAAACGCTTTCAAGCTGTTCACTTCAGTTCCGTAGTCGGAACGCTCTCCGTGCATCACCTGGTGGCGATTCAGTGCAGTAAAGACTCCGCTGGAGCTGGCTGACTGGCTTCGGGCCGCAGAGCTTTTTAGAAAATCGGAATCATGAAGCGAGAAAAATGGATGAAGAAGATCAAGCGACTCCTGATCGGATTCAAACCTTTCTTTTAAGTGCAAACCAGCCTTTGTAGAGCGGTTTTGGCCATTGCCATCCCGATTCAGCGGAGATTCAACTCCCAGTATTTCAGACAACAGTCCATCAGCCTGGGCAATAAAAACCGGGGTTGAAAGGAAAAATCCATCGGCACCAAACTCTTGATGAGCCCTTGCTGCAGCACCAATCGCAATTGACCTGGAAGGATTACTGGCCAACAAACGATCGGCAAAGTCCTGAAAATTGTCGCGGTAGTAATCGACCATGCACTGATCAATTTCATCCTCAGGGAGACTCGTAATACGCTCGATTAGCGGCATCAAGTCCTCTAAAGCTGTTGACCAGCCAAAAAACCACCCTTTATCAGCAGCAACACCCATGGCTATTTTCGACTGAGCAGGAAGCGCGTCCAGCTTTGCTATGTACTCCTCAAAATCACCACGAAGCTCGAAAGCAATTTGGGGAATCACCTTGGCCACAGCATCCATGATAGGTACCACGGCACTTGCGAACTGGGCAATTTTCTCAGCGAATGCCTGTGCTAAGACAACGAAGTCAATCTGCTCTTTAGGCGTTTCAGACATGGGTGATCTCTCAAATGCAGTCAAATTAACAATTTAACGCTGACTCTAGGCTAGAGATTCAAGTTTGCAGCACCCTTCTCTACTGTTATTCGTTAATATTATAACTAAACTAAATATTCCTTTAGTTTAGTTATATTGAATTGCTCAAAGTAACCTTAAAGCAATCGCAGTTATGGTAGCTACGGCAGAAATCAGTCCTATCGAAATTGCCAGTGGAATCCAGAATATTTCCGCAGTTACCTTGCTTGCATCAACATCGATCTTCATCGTTTCAGCTATCAATTTGTCGATTTGATTGTGCATTGCGGGCCTCACCAAGCTAACGCCAGAGGAAAATGACGCCTGTCATTGCTTCTCGACCAAAACAGGTGTGAGGAAAAGCACAAGCTCAGTGCTATTAGAAACGGTCGAGCTACTGGTAAACAACCATTTAAAGCCGGGAATTTTCCCGAGAAACGGAACACTCTTGGTCACTGTCGTGTCGACGTCCGAGTAGACACCGCCGAGGGCCACAGTCTGACCGAAGCCAGAAAAAACACGGGAGGTAAGCGACGTGGTGTTGATTGGTGGAACACCATTCATGGCGTTGGAATAATCTGGTTCGTCCTTAGAAAGAATAACATCGAGCAATACACCCTTCTCGTTAACGAACGGAGTGACGTCCAAAGATAACGCAGCCTCCTTAAAAGAAATTGATGTTGACCCCTCCCCTGCGGACTGCTGGTAAGGAACCTGAGATCCCTTAACGATTTTGGCTTGGTGTCGATCAGAGGTGTATACGCGCGGACTAGAGATAACGCGGCCTTTCCCGCGCTGCTCCATTGCGCTGAGGGCCACGTCAAGATTGACCGATTTGGAGACGATACCGAATCCAGCAACAGCGGCCGCTGAAAGTCCAAGTGGTACAGACCCAGTGACAGTACCGGCGCCGCTGCCAACAGATCCACCCCATTGGACGCCGAGATTTTTGGAGTAGGATCGATCAACTTCGACTATGCGAGCCTCAATCATCACCTGCTTTCTTGAGTAATCAACAGCAGCGAGATAAGTACGAAAGTCAGAAAGCCTGCTGTCAGACATCCGAGCAACAATAATAGAAGAGCCATCCTCAAAATTAAGACTCTCCCCTTGATCGAGAGCAAATGCCTTTATAGCCTCAGACGACAAGATATTATGCACTTTAAAAATAGAAACTCCGAAAGACGAATTAGCGGCAGAAAAACTTGAATCTTGGGGCTGTTGATAGACGCCATAAGACTGCTTTGAATACTCGCTAGGGCGCTGGAGTGAGCTTACGCGCAAGAAATTACCTTCTACGCTATATAGCAAGCCCTTGGCAGACGATACATATTCAATTGCCTCATCCCAGGTGACATCCTTCATTCGCATGGAAAGCGAACCGTGAATACTGTCATCCAGCACAAGATTTAAACCACGATAGTCGGCAAGAAGCTGTAATGCCGAAGAAACTTGAATGCTTTGAAAGTCAAAATTAAGCGGAGAAGTAACAGTTTCAGCTTGGGAAACAGATAAAAAAAGAACAAGGCTGATGGACAGGCAGAAACGGTGAATCATCTTAAAGTTAATCATGGCTGGAGTTCCAAGTGGTGGGTGGATTAATTAGCGGCGTCGTTTGCGCTACGCTAAACACCACCGCCAATTAACCCACCTACAATGGGGATAGACTTTTTAAGCGACCAGTTGGTGATCTTGAAACCATCGACAATGCAATAGGCTTCAATGTAATCAGGAAAGTATCGACAGTTAGAAAACGAAATGTATCGAGTGTTTCCATTATTATCTGCTATTAAGGCCAAAGCCTCAGCGACGGCTTTAGAGGACTGGTCTGGTTTTGACGGATGAATAAACCCAACTAAACGCCAAGTCGTAGAAATTGCAGGTTCAGATGATTTGATTGGTGGCTTTGAAATAGACGAAGGAACATCGTGCTCTACCACACCGGGAGAGCTAGCGGAAAAGAAACTCTTTACCCCATAAATGCCTAGGCCGATAAATAAAACAAACACGACAATTGTTGACCAAAGACCGAACGAACGAAGAATACTGGCACGACCGTCAGCAGACGACTCATCACCAACAGCTCCCGAATCAGATTGAGTTGCTGATTTATAGAAAGAATAAACAGAAGGCTTGAATGTGCCTGCCGTAGTTCTTACAAGCTTCGATTTTGACGGCGAATCACCAGTCACAGCGCCGTTATAAATGTCAACCTTAAAAGCTTTCTTGCTCAGTTTTCTAATTCTATACGTGGTTTCAATTAAAAGACGAACCCACGACGAAATTTGCGCTAGATCTTGCGTAACCAATACAACACGCATTGAGTTGTTATTTGCATCAACACGATGCCGGTGTTCAGCTAACAAGGATTTATCAGTAAAGTTTGCGTGATTTGTGTTTTGACCTGCCGGCCAACGCCTCCAGCATTCATCGATGATCGCAACAGATCCGGGCGGAATAATATGCGAAAGATCATCAAGCTCAAACCAGTTTGGCGGAAGCTGGGTAATGTTGCCGCCGTAAGTAGAAAGAAGATCGTCGATTGACAGCGGAATATTAGTAACCACATGCCTGTTTTGTTTGAGCGAAGGAATTACCACATGCTCAACAACACCATAGCTCTTACCATGGCCCGGCTTTCCAACATAAGCATGAATAGCCATACATCACCCAATGAATGGAAGCCGACGAATAAAGAAACGAATTAGATATGCACCTATAACACTAATGATTCCAATCGGTATCTGGAACACATTCATGAAATACCAAACCGATGGCGGTATTGCTGTAAACAATCCAGCCGCTTGCTCAACAGTACTTGCAATTGGCAGTGAGTCGATCAAAGTGACAAACGCTGCCCAGATCCAGTCCAACAGATTAAGAAGCATATCAATGAAAAATTGCGGGACATCACTTACTACATCCCTGAGCCATGCAGAGAAATCACTTAGCATGTGGTTTACCTAAGCTGAAAGAATAATAAAAACGGCCAATAAAGCCCACGCCGCCATGAACACAAAGGACAATGTAGGTGCGATAGACTACAAAAATAATACAGTGGGAATCGAAGGTTATATTTGTTCCAAAAAGATCAATAGTTGCAACGGGGCACGCTGCACCAGGATCACCGATATTTTGAAAAGAGGATTTGATTGTGGTGTACGTAACAGATTCCTGAAAGATCGAACTGAAGCCTAGATATTGCGAAGCTATGCGAGGCTTTCGCTGGCCTTCCCTAGGATCAAGATCAGGCTTTCCGGGCGTCTTAAAGCCATCATTGGAGCTACCACCCTCTCCGTTCCCATCACCAGAACCGTCTCCACCACCCTCACCACCCTCACCACCAGTGCTATCGCAGGTATTGTTGGGGAGAGTTGTGTCGCAATCTTCATCCTCACCGCCAGTCTCTGAGCCATTCAGGCTAGAACCGGTTTCATAAGGAATTGAGGTGTTGACTGAACAGCTCGTCCCATCACCGTTATCAGCTGTGACTAAAGTGAAGCCATAATTACAAAAACCAGTTTGTGCATCCGATGATAAAACAAAGCAGTCCTTGGTATTGGCGGCATCAGGCTTTTCATATAAGCAATTACCCGAACAAACAGAAGATGGAGATGAACCGATAACATAATTCTTACCATCACTGCGGACTACCGAGGAATAAGGGCCGCGACTGACAATGGCAGCAGGAGCGCCTGCGCACTCGTTAGGTACGTGCTCATTCGAAATGTGTTGTTTGATTACAGCTGGATGCCGCTTTACAGAAACCTCACCCCATTTATTGGTTCTGTTGTAATAGCAGTAACCTGAACCAGCTGCTATAGGATCACCTGTATCGGTAAGTGTGCCCCAATGATTGAAAGTAAGATTTGTATAGGTAACGTCTGTATATGTGGAAAGCACAAAGGTACACGCTGCATCAGGTGTCGGATACTCAGTTACACCGTCGGCAATCGTGTAGTAATAACCGGCAAAGCTATTGGCACTAAAAAGCGCGGTTAATAAGAAAAAAGCCGTAGCTCTCATATCACCACCCCGAGAAGGTCGCGAAGGAGCAACCACAACCAATGCAAAACATAGCAAAGTAATAGAGCTGATCCATTTTGCAGGCCTCAGGTAAATAGCGAGATTGTTCGCTGTTGCAAATATCAGGTAAAAAAAGGGTGCCCGAAGACACCCAGGTCAATCAGAAGAGGTGATTTAACCGCGCAGGAAACCCAGCACAATCTTGGCACCTTTGATACCGGCGTACACACCGGCCAAGATTCCAGCCACGGCAAGAACACCGACGGAAATGGTGCTGAAGTCGATGGACGAAGTTAGACCGGTATAATCCCAGCCGCCCGCAGGATCAGCGGCGAATACTGATGGTGCAACAACAGCCAAAGCAACAGCAGAAACAACTACAGCGCTAGTCTTTTTAAACATGATTGAATCCTCAGGATTGCTTGATGAAATTAAGAAACGCCCGGATACCCATAGACCCGATCATAAAGAAAGCGACTAGTGTGAATCCGGCCCCAAATGCTTGCGCCAAAGTAGTTGGATCAAGCTGAGACGGATCAAAGGGAGGCGTATAAGGCAAAGCCTCCCAAGAAGTAGAACAAACCGGCAAACCGCCATCGATAGAAATCTCAGATGGACAGAAAAGAATGCCGGGCATTACGCAGACTTAGGAGTTGCCGAAGAAATCGCAGCGCTCGAACTGACACGACGCCCTTGGCGAGGATCGACTTCAAAAATGAGACGGTCATCCCGAACCTGTGCAATAACATCGCACTCATACTTTCCCGGCTGAGGAACCTGCTGTGGGGTTTCAGCGTAAAAAGTACATTTTTGCGGGTATGGAATATTTGGCAAGTGAGCATATGCTTCAAACATGCAATAAGGTTTGCCGCTTTTCGCAGCGGTACCGCTACGATGATTGCCAGTTACTTCAACTACGATTACGTTAGACATGTAATGCCCTTATCTCAGTGTTGGAAAGCCAGGGACAGTGCCAGGCTTACGGTATGCCCAACTGGGCGCAATGACTTCAGGGTTGCGCCTGAAAGTCAGAAATTGACGCTTGGTGCGTTGTCGAGCGATCGCTTGATTCGAAAAGTCAGCCAATACAGTTCGCATGACATCGTTTGCGATGCTTTTTACTAGCGACTCATCGCTAACGTGGTTACGAATATCGGCCTCAACATTCCAGCGGAGAGTTTGAAACTGTTTCTTATCCATTAGAAACCCATCCATTCAGCCACTGAGGTTGTTCCTGTTTCTTGACGCTCTAGCATCCAGATACGCTCTGGCTTAACACCCTGCTCTTTTCGGGCCTCGACATCCTTGAGCGCTTGCTCGACCTGCTGAGCAAGAACCGGGTTGATAAAAAAATCGCGAACTTGCTGCTGTTCAGCCAATCTCCTTCGCTGTCCGCTTGTGAGCTGAGTCCCCTGAAAACTTACCGTTCTCACGCGGCGACCTGCTGCAGATGATTAGGGCGCTGGTACCATGTTGGTATCGACAGAGTACTTTTCGTCACTTCCCGACACTGGCGGACAAACACCGGAGCAAAACGACTCGTATCGCAAGCATTGCGAATGTTGATGCCGATACGATTAAGTTTGGCCGCATGTCCTTTTACCTGAGACTTTGAAAAGTCAATGTTGGATGTGCCAGACATCCACTCAAGAGCGTAACTAGCCGTGGTACGAGCAGAACGTAGAGTGTCGCAAACACCCTCAGCAACCAATTGCTCAGCAATGCTCACAATATCCATGGCAGTCACCTTCAACTTTTCATCTATTTTAAGAAACTCACTGTGGAGTTCGGCCAAACGCCTTTCATCAAATAGGCCCCAATAGCAAAGGGCTTCACGCTGTAAATATTCGCTTTTAAGTTCTTGTTCCATGCGGACTACGCCTTCTTGGGCGCAGTAGTTTTTTACTCGCTGAACATATTTGTACTCAGGTGAGTCTTCGCCAAAAACACGCTTTATTTTTGGAAGGCAGTTCTGATCCATCTCAAAGGCCTTGTCATATGCCTTTCGATATTGGAGACGCCCGCCTTTGCCGTTGCCCTTCGGCGTCCAAGCAACAGTGCGACCATTGGGATACAAAAACCCGATGGAATGCCCGATTCGTTGACTAGAAACGCCGCGTAAATAGGCAAGTACATTGCCCTCCCCCAACGAAACATTGGTGGTCAGGTCGATCCGTTCAATCTTTGCTCCATCAGCGATACGGTCGCCGGACTTTGCACCTGACTCACCCTGACGAATATCTAGGCGAGTGCAGCGGGTGAAACCCGGGAGGCCGTATTCACGCAACAAAGCGTTGTACACCGAGACGCATTGCTCGATGGAGGCGAACCCGAATAAGTTGTCGAGCCGCCCTACCCGGCTGGGATTTCCTTCAACGCGAATCTTTCGACCCTGAACGTGAATACTGACGGAGGTAGAGAAGCTAGCCTCATGTTTGAAGCGAGGCTGCCGGGTGCTCAACACCTCATTGCTGTTCGCGTCTATCGTTAGGGTAAAGACGTCGCACACGATCGGAAGATCGTGATCGTGCTCCTGCGAAATCGTCAGCCAATCGATGAACATGGGAAATCCTGTCAATATCTGTATTCCAATACAGAAGTGGCAGGATTATGAGACTATCGAATGCTCAAATGCAAGCAGAAATGTACCGATATATAGATACTGTATGGATAGACAGTTAATACGATGGAAAACATGAGCAACCACGCAGGCAGCAGAGCCATGACCATCGGAACAAATCTGAAACGGTATCGGGAGGCCAAAGGGTTAACCCAGCAGGCCGTTTGGGAGGCTGCGGGGATTAGTAAGTCGAGCTACACCTCATACGAAGCAGGCCGCGGGATGCCCTCGGCTGACAAAGTGGTAAGCCTTGCCCAGGTACTGGGAACAACCACAGATGAGCTGTTGCTAGACCCATCGGAGATGGTTGTATCCCAAGATATGCTGCCTATTCTTCGGCGGTTTGAAGCTCTGCCTGTAGATATCCGAAATCAAGCCAAAATCGCCTTGAAAGGTGTGCTTTTCGGATACGAGCAAGAAGCGCTGAGATAGCAAAAGCAGGTCGTGTGAAGGTTGGAAGTATGGAAAACCATACCAAAGTGGGGGTGTAACAACACCCCCACCCGCTTCGCTCCGAAAGCCATGGAGGCGCCATGCTGAAAATGTGGTTTTTCATCATGTTGATTGAGGGAAAGGTGCCTGAAACCTTTGCAAGCGACTCCGAGGCGCATTGCAAAGAAAGCATGGCAAAGATGCTGATGATTAAACGAATACAAGGCCAAAAAGCTACGGGTGCCTGTTACGTGAGGGCATCAACCATCGAGGACACTGAAAAACGCCTCATCGGGAAACCTGAGGCTCGCTGAGAAATCGGACCTCCGGGACCTATCCAACGATAGTGCTGGACGTCACGGGACCGTGCAGGCTGCGCGTAAGACCGCGTAAAAAGCTCTTGGCAGAACAATGCGCGAAGTGCCCTCAGAGCGATTCTCAGAGGTTTTAACGCGAAAGAAACCCTCGGTGATTTGTCGATCGCCGGGGGTTTTTTATTGGGCTTGAGAACGGCCGGCGTTGCCGGGTATCGGCGCGGATGTTGATTGGCCTGGCTACCGATTAGCGTGGCGCCTAATGCCCTGCGGGCAGGTCGAGGTTTCAGTCTGCAACGGGGAAACAGTAGAAGACGTATTGGCGTCCAAGATGCGTCGTTGAATCAACCACAAAACGATAAACCTCGTCCTCAATTGAAATATCAAGCTCAGAAACGTTGGGGACTTCTTCGGCAAGCGTTGCAGCAATTACGACATGATTATCGCGAGGCGTTACCGAAACGTCGATGTTGGTGGCCACCGTCATTTGACGCGGAACGGTCAGCAGACAGCGAAGAGTCAAAATAGCTTTGCCTTTATATTGCATATACATCCCCTTGGTTGAAGCATCGAGCGTAACAGATGCCTCAAGCGATGAGAGAGCCCCGAAACCATGATGTTTGGGAGGCGGACAAAAAGTTTCGCGGGCGCGAAACTGCGGGTCAGGGAGGGGAGTTTCCGAATCGGAAACCCAGGCTAGCCGGAATCCTTCCCTTTTTCGGCTTGGTCTCTCCTGGAGAGAAAAGTTTCGCGGCCGCGAAACTGCGGGCCATTGAGCGAAGTTTCCGAATCGGAAACTCAGGCCAGCCGGAATCCTTCCCTTTTTCGGCTTGGTCTCTCCTGGAGAGGAAAGTTTCGCGGCCGCGAAACTGCGGGCCGTGGAGCAACGTTTCCGATTCGGAAACTCGCTCTGACGGTTAGCCGGAGTCTTTCCCTGACAGGCTGCTCCGAAGTGAAGAAATCAGCGGCCAGTCTGCATCGACGATGGCAGCCAGCCATGAATAGTCTTCAAGCTATTTCTTGCATAGATACGATACTGCTCAGCCTCGCCCAAGCACTGATGGACTGCTACCAGCAAATCTCCGTCAGCAAGTACTACAGACGCCTTCTCACCTAGCGCAAACTCATATTGGGAAAGCTTCAAAGCCTGCAATTCCAGCTCGCTGACCTTCTGAAAAGATATCTCATCTTCACCGGACATAACCCGCTGAAATTGCTGTATTTTTAACCGAGCACTTACACAATTTTGTCGCCAGAAATCGCTAAATGCAGCAACATTTTCGTCATCAACCGACGAAAAAATCTCGTTAAGCTGTCGCCTTCTTTCCATAAAATCTGCCGATAGTTCAGTCATTTCATTCCTTATGAGATCAGGGAGTATTTATCGAGGAGGCTACTTGACAGCCTATCTATACCAATCAATGCGTACCGCGAAGGAGAGAATCCGGAGTTGCGTTGATCAACTCCAGTCCCTTGGCAGTTAAAAGTACATAGCCCACCCAAGTGGGATGAGGTGTACCAGAAACATATTCTTCGGCGACAAGAAAGCGAACGCATTGCGCAGCAAACTCATGCTTAGGGGTGTGTTCTGTATCAAGGGTATTAAAATCTTCTTGCAAATAGGCTGGGCCATCGGCAAGGCCAAGCTCCTGAAAATCAAGGTCGATAGGTTTCGGAAAAGCCTCGGCAAGAGCAGTCAGGACACGTGTTACAACGTGATCAAATTCAGCAGCGTTTTTCAAATCCATTGTAAAAGCTCTTTGACAAACATAGGGACAGGTAGTCTAAACCATGGCCTCGCATAATGGACGTTATGGCTAAATTCAGCGCCGGGGCTTCGCAATTATCCCGGCGCTAAATTCGTCGAAAACGACGGCATAGCTACCATAACGTCATAGAAATTA